GTGAGAACCTTTTCGTCCATGAACATCCTCGGGGGAAGGGACAACCGTCGGGTCCCGGCAGCGCGTAGGCCCACGCGCCGCCGGTAGGGGTCGCGTTTAGGCGACGTAGGTCTGCACGGTGTACTGCACCGAGCCCGTGCGCGCGCGCTTCCAGTTGATAAACCGGTCGGCGCGGAGGCCGACGAGGTTGTTCTGCCAGAGCGACTGATGCACGACCGTCGCATCGGCCGGATTCATCGGCGCCGAGTCCATCTGCAGCGACGCCTCACGCGAGACGTCGATCTCGATGCCGCCCTCGTCGGCCATCAGGATGCCTTCGCCGGTCAGCAGGATGACCGTCGTCCCCAGCGACTGCGAGGTGATGGCCGGGTAGCCAAGGATGCTGCCACCGATCGCCGAGAGGCTCGGGAAGAGCGGCTGCCCCAAGGGGTTCAGCGCCGAACCGAGCGCGAGCGCGTTGGTCTCCGACATCAGCACGACCGCGCCAGCCGTCGAGATGTTCGCCGCGAGCATCGCCCCCGCGAGCGCCTGGATGTCGGTCCGCCCGTTGGCCGGCGACGTCCCGGCCGAGGTGATCGGCGTGACGCCGTTGGTGACCGAGCCCGGCGAGACGTTGACGACCGGCGCTTTCGTCGGGTCCGTAAACGCGACGTCGAGGAATTGCGCGATGCCTCTCATCATGTCGTTGCGGATGATCGACTCCGCACTCGGCGAGCTGGTGCGCGCGAGTTCCTCCGAGATGACGATGATGCCGGCGCACTTCGCAATCGCGAGCGTGACCGTCGCGAACGCCAGCGCCCCGACCGGCTTGGGCGCGCCCTGGCCGACCCAGGAATACAGCCCGCCGCCGGTCTGCTGCGTCACCGAGACGTTGAACGGCACATGCCGGAATCCGGGAATCTTGCCGAGCACCGTGAGGGGCCGCAGCAGTTCCATGAATTCCGACGCGAGCGGCATCAGCGGCGCCAGGGGGCCGGCCCAGGTGGCATCGGTCGACGAGCCGATGCCGACGGCGGCCTTGAGCGCGAGCTCGACCTCGGGCGTCGAATCCCGCCAGCGCTTCGCCCACTCGATGGCCTCGAGCCGGCTGCCGCGCGTCGCGGCCAGCGCCTGCGCATAACGCACGAGGCCGGTGCCCTTGGCGACGTTGGGCTTGACGGTGATGACGCGACTGCGCTCGGCGCTCGCCTGCACGGGGTCGACCGTGCGCGTCACTTCGATTGCGCGCGCGACGTTGGTCTGCTCCTGCTGGCGCAGGCGCACCAGGTGCGCGTCAACCGACCGCACCTCGGTCGCCATCGTGTCGTATTCCTCGGCCTGGGTGGCATCGAGGGTGACGTTGGTCTCGGCGGCGGTGTTCATCAGCTCGGTCTGCCGAGCGACACGCGCGGCGCGCGTGGCCTCGAAGGCAGCGATCTGTTCAGGGAGTGTTTTCATAGCCAGCGCGGTCCGTGACGCGCGTACGGTCGGTAAAGGGTCCGCAACGCCGGACGCAGGTGAACGGCGGCCCAGCGCGGCCTGATCGAGCGCCTTGATCGTCGCGATCGTGGCGTCACTATTCGCGGGAATCGTCACGAGCGACAGCTCGAGCACTTCGCTCTTCAGGAAGCGATACGCCTCGGCGTCCTTCATCCAGACTTCCTCGAGCGACCGGAACCCGATCGACACGGCGGCGAGGAGCCCGGCCTTGATGGACTGCCAGGCTTCCTCGACGCGGTCGCGCAGGGCGCCGGGTTCGGGAATGGTGGGGAGCGTCGCTTCGAAGTCGAGGCCGTCTGCCGTCGGCGGCAAAAACCGCACATGGCCGACCGGCTTCTTGGTGTCGTGGTAGAGCAGCAGCGGGACCGGCGTCTTGAACGAGATGCCGAGCGGCTCGACGATGTCGCCGAGGCGATCGGGTTGGGGCGTCGACGCGGTGCCGGTGATCGTGCGCGTGGTGGGGTCGGCGGCCTTGATGTGCAGGACGCTGTACGCACGATGCGGCATGATTGCCGATGAGTCTGCGAGACCCGTCGGAGTTTCGTGTCGAGTAATTACTTCAGCTGAAAGACGCCAGGAAACGGACGCCGATCTTCGACGTGAATATCAATCATCTCGCGCAAGATGCCGGGAATGTCGGTCCCGCGCGCGGAGGCCACGCGCCGGAGCTCGAGCCGCTGCGCGTCGGTCACGCGCAGATGGATCACGGTCGTCGTCGCCGTGCCGTAGATGGACGGACGGCCGGGTGATCGTCTGTCGGTCATGGGGCGTCTCCGATCATAAACATCTGATATTCCGGCTCGGGCGTCGGCGTCACGGTCGCGAGCTTCCGCGCGATGAGCGCCGCGATGACCGGGTCGATGCGCCCGCGGCTTTTCTTCTTGACGGGGTAGATGTTGTCCTTCCCGTCCCGTTGGACCACGACGTTGCTGATGCACCACGCCATGAGCGGATTGCCGCCGGCGTCGACCAGGCCGTCGAGCACGTCCGCTTCGAAGTCTTTCGCCGGCCCGCTCATTTGCGCGAGCGTCTGCGGCACTTCGACGACCTCGAACCCGGCCTCGGTGAGGTCCTTCTCGATGTTGCCGGCATTCCACGGATCGAAGGCGACGCCCTGGACGTCGAAGTGCGCCGCCGCTTCGCGCACGATGTCGACGACGACGGACTGGTCGATCCGGTTGCCCGGATTCGTCCGCAGGAAGCCGCGCTCAATCCACACACGATACGGCGCGCGGTCCCGCAACGCCCGCTCGTCCACCGTGTCTGCCGGCGTCAACGCCCACACGACCAGGCGCCAGCGCCGGTCGGTCCCCTCCGCGACCGGCGGGAAAACCGCCACGATCGCCGTCAGGTCAATCTTGGAACTCAGATCGACGCCGAGCCAGCACGGGCGGCCGCGCAGGTCCTCGGGAATTGCGAAGGCGCCGGTCGTCGACCAGACCGTTTGCCCGTGTCGCCAGCCGTCGAGCGACAGCCAGGGTGCGTTCGTATTTACCCACAGGTTCAGCCGCTTCTGCTTGAACTCCGCCGCGGCGCTCGGCATGTTCTTCGCCTTCAGCGCGAGCTTGCGCAGATCATCGGGATTCACCGAGAGGCCGAAGTGTGGATTCGCCTTCTGCCACGTCCGCTCGTCGAGCCAGTCGTCCTCGGCGTCGGCGTGCGCGATGAACGCAAAGAACGCGAGCGTCGACGCGTCGTCGTCGAGGACCCCGTCGAGAATCTTGCACGCGTAGTCGTGCTGGTCGCCGCACGGCGACACGAGGTCGTTGCCCGCGGTCGTAATCTGGAAATTCAGGAACGTATCGCGTGCGCCGGTCGCGCTCTCCATCACATCGAGCAGGTCGCGCACCTTGAACGCGTGGAGCTCGTCGACGACGATCACGTACGGGTTCAAGCCGTCCGTCGTGTCTGAGTCGGACCCGAGCGGCTCGAGCTTGCTCGAGGTCTCGTCGCGATGCAGATTCGCCGCACTCACCGTGATGCGCGCCAGCAGCGCCGGGGTGATCGCCACGAGTTTCTTCGCATCGTTGAAGACGATTTTCGCCTGCTTCTCCTTCGTCGCGATGACATAGCCCTCCGCACCCGGTTCGCCCTCGAAGAACACGGCATAGATGGCCACGATCGCCGCCTCGAACGACTTGCCCTGTTTTCGTGGCAGCTCGTTGTAGGCGGTCGTGAACCGCCGATAGCCCGTCTCGACATGCCGCCAGCCGAAGATCGACCCGAGGCGGAAGACTTGGCTTTCGGTCGGCTCGAAGAGGTGCCCGGCCCACTGGCGGCCCTTGTAGTGCTTGGCCTGGCGCGCGAAGTCGAGGAAGCGCAGCGCACAGGGCTTCAGCCGGCCGCGAGCGTCCCGCTCCTCCCACACGAAGCGGAACGGGAACCCCGGCGTCGCCTCGCGCGCGCGATCCCGGAGATGGCGCGCACACGCCAGGCGGTGATAGCGCCCCGCCGGCAACGCGCCCGCGACGACACGCTGCGCATACGCATCGACCGGGTTAGTTGACCGCGCCGTCATCGTCATCGAAATCGCTCAGCGCATCGCCCTGGGCCGGCGGCCCCTCGCCGCCGCTCACCTTCGGCGCCCGAATCGCGGACGCCGGATTCAGAATCAGGTCGTTCTCGTAGAGCCGGCTCGCGAGCACCCACTGCCGGAGCTCTTTCAGTGTGGCCGACCGGTCCGCTCGATCCGCCGCCCGCCGGGACACCCAACGCCGCCGCAGATCCGCGACGACGGCCAGGGCGGTGCAATACTTCGCGAGCGTGTCCCGCGCCTTCAGCGTGAGCCGGTGCTCCGCAGCGAGCAGCGGCGCGTAGTACGTCCAGAAGCCCCGCTCCGCCCTCGAGAGGCCCAGCGGGCACGGCGCGCAGACGATCATCGCTGCGCCGGCGTCCCCCTTCATCCGATGCTGCGGCCGTTCGCGGCTCCCGTGCAGCGCGCGCGTCGCGGCGTCCTTGACGGCCGGCCCGCTCTTGACGTGACCTCCCCTGGGCATCAGTCAATTTCCCCGGGATCGGATGATCCGTTTGACCCATCCATGCATGTTGAAAGTGCCTGGGTGGTTTGGGG